GCTAGCCAACACAAAGTCATCATCATACTCTACCTTAGATCGACCTGCGTACTTCTTGTAGGCATCCCACATCTGATCCCCGTTGCGAGGATATAACTCATAGCCGATCTCTTCTACCGACTCTGGCAGCCTATGAGCGTCCTGATCTTCATAAGGAGCTTTGCCCGCCCACCCAATACGGCGGTACATCTCACGGTCCTTCCACAATTCTGGTCGTGGGTAATGGCTGTCGGATGTACTGATAACCTCTGCGCCCATCTCGGTACAGGCTTGGATGATTAGGTCATTGACAATGTGCTGCTCTGGAATGTCGTTCCACTGGATCTCCCCGTAGAACCTGTCGCCAAAGATATCCTGGAACTCCCCGATCGTCTGCCGCATCGATGCTAAAACCATGTCTGCGTCGTACTCGTGAGTGACTGGATCACGGTGCTTCCAAAAGTCCCCAAAGAGCGGACCTGACATACAAGCACTGCTAACAAGCAAGCCCTCGTTGTATTTGTCCAACATCTCAAAGTCGATACGGGGGTAGCGATAAAAATTCTCGGGACGGTAACTGTCCGATACAAGCTTGAAGAGGTTGCTCAATCCAACCTGATTCTGAACCAATAGAACCAAATGCCTGCGGATGTTTAGAGGGTTGAACTTCTTCTGGCGGTTCTCATCCTCAACAACCATAGCAAACTCTTCTTTCTTTTGCCGCTTGCTACTGGCTTTGTGTTCTTCGTACTGTTGACGCCACTTCTTGTGTGACTTGATAAAGTAAGCTTCACAACCATAGATTGCTTTGAAGTCTTTTCCATCTGCCCTCATCTTCTTTAGGTGCTCAACCTGGAAGGATAAGCCATTCATGTGTCCGTGGTCGGTAAGCGAGTGGGCATTCATCCCATTCTCAAAGGCGAAGTCCATATGTTCGCCTGGCATACCTAAGCCATCAAACGGGGAAAGTCCTGAGTGGGCGTGGAGTCCCACAAAAGGAATCTTGCTCTCGATTCGTTTTGTCATGTGCAACCTTTACTTTGCTTTTTTATATTATACTATTCTTCTTCGGATTTGTCAAGCTCTTCTTTTTTACCGAAGACTTCTTTGGTGCCATCCTGATATGTGATGATCGTCTGATTGGCTGGGTGTGGCTCGATGTGTACCTTTACAAAGTCACTCATACTATCAAAGATAGCGATACCACCACGAGGTGGTGGGTAGAGCCAATGCACCACACACTGACCCGTTGCCATCTTCACACCTTCGATCACAACGCCTTCGCCTGAGACTCCTGTTTCATCTGCCTGGCGATATACCGTGAAACTAGTAATCCCTCTAGGTGCCAATTTTGAAGGTGGCTTAGGAATTAAGTCATCTGGCAATTCTTCGTCTGATACTTTATTTTCTTCATCTGACATTTTTATTTCCTCCATGGGTCTAGATCAAAGCAGCGGTAACGATTTTGTTTAATCTGTTCTTGCAAACTGTTCTGACCTCATCTCCTCGGTAAATTTCTTTCCTGTGTTCGGGCTGATTCCAATACTCATACATATCGTCTTCCACCCAATCTATCCTAAGGCTAGACCATGAGTCATCGCCCTCTGCAATACTTTTAATTATGCCGAGTCTCAATAAACCGTTATGGTCCTGCCAAACAACATCTCCGATGTCCATGTTATCCTATCAACCTTCCTATATCTGAAGTGATTGCTAACGCCATTATTCCTACCACAAATGCCAAACCAACATAGGATAGCCAAGCACGAGTCCTGTACTTAACTTTACGTCCCATTATTGTCTCTGCTATAGAGAATACCACATGTCCGCCATCTAGTAAAGGGATTGGTAGTAAATTAATTATTCCCAAGTTGATACTCAAGAAAGCTATCCACTGATAAATAAAGCCGTTGTCTTTAGTTTGGGTTGATCTTGCCTGTGCCTGTTCTGTGATCTCGTAGATAGCTACGGGTCCGCCGACGTCCTTTACTGATACTCCCCTGTCTTTTATGATGTCTATTGATTTGTATATATTATAATACATTTTATGTGTTGTGTCAACACTTCCCTTCCAAGCCCATGGGGCACTAACCGTGCCAACATTTGAACCATCGGGTGCTTTAACATCTGACCAAGGCATACCCCACAAGTAAAAGAAAAATATAGCATAAGGTAGAGCTAGGTTTGTAGCTGGTCCTGCTAGGGCTATTATCATTCTCCTTAGTGGATGTGCTGCCCAAAAAGACTTAGGATTTCGTGTTGTATTATTATAATCTTCTTCACCCTCGAACTTTACATAGCCGCCGAGAGGCAGTAGACCGAGAGACCACTTGTTGCCAAATGCGTTGAATGAAAAAATTTTCGGTCCAAAGCCCACTGAGAATTCTTGGATGCCGACGCCGCACAAACGACCGACGACATAATGCCCAAGCTCATGAATAAAAACTAATGATAATATTATTACTAATAAGAGAAGCATTGGAAGTCACCATACCTTTGTATTTTATTTCTGCTTTGGCGCTGGATTGGTATCTCTGGCAAGCCGATGCCTGGTATCACCCATTTTTCTTTAGGCTTGCAATCTATGGGCGTCCAAAACTTTATATGATTATGAATCTTTTTGTTTTCTTCTTTTAGATTGTTTATTTCTTCGCTCTGCTTAGAGATAACCCGCTCAAGGTTGACCACTGCATGATTGGTAGCTTTCTGTAGGCTTCCCTCTAAATCTATCTGATTATAAAGATATAATAAAAAGCCCATGAAAATAGCACAAACTAATGTTGCCACCATAGAAGTCCACACCAAGCCAGACAGATAATTCGTCTTAGGCATAGCCTCTGGTGTTACGTCGTAGACCTGCGGCTCGTGCATGGCGTTATATGCGTTCTCTTTAATTCTCTGATATGCTTCACGCTCCCGCTGATTTGCTGGAGGCATCACGGTTTCGGTGGCTCTATGGTATTCGATTCAGTAGAATCTAAGTTCATATTCTTTTTCGCCCACAGGTCCATCTCTGATATCACAATTGTCTCGGCTACAAATGTACGAACTGCGTTTAGATTTGAGCCTAGCCCGATGTTTTCCATGGCTGGGAATCCTGCAAATATCATCGATACTAGCTCTCCCTTCTCATTCAAAATAGGCGAGCCGCTTGAGCCTGGCTTTGTTGGTAACGTGAAGAACATATAGTTTTTATATCCAACACCTGCATAATAACCGTCAAACATAAGCAACATCCCTGGACCAAAAATACCTCTGGGTGCGGCGGGGTTGTATACCTTCTCGCCCATCTTTGGCATCTTTTTAGAAATTGGAATTACTTTGGGGCGCTTCTTAGCCTTGTAGCCAGTCACTCTGAGTATGCACACATCCGAAGTCATCTCATATGCAACTATCTCTGCTGCCTTCAACACGCCTCGATAGGACAAAGTGACATAAGTGCTAGCCACCGTGTTCAAGGAGAACCCTGCCATTTTCTTATTCTTTATCTTCTTTTGGCAAGAATGTCCCGCAGTCAAAGCGTATGCGATTGTAGGGTCTACTTCGCTATGACCGATGATGGCTCCTGACGAAGTATACCTAACGGCACCTACTGTGCATCGCTCGCCCTCTTTGCCATCTTTGTCAGTTATAGTTTGACATGCCTGGATAGCATGAGTTGCCTCAATTCGTACAAAAGATGCGAAGGGCATCCTTTCGTGTGGCTTGTCATCTTTCTTGACCACTTGCTTGGTGGAATAACATCCACCCATGCAGCCCATTTGTAATAACACCAGCAGAGTGGCTAATCTTAGGATCGGTAATTTTACTCTCATGTAGTAAATATGAGGCATTTTGGTGTTTTGTTGACTAGTTACGAATGTTTATGACACTTCATTGTCAAAGGTGGGATTCTAATAAGTTATGAAAATTCTAACAATCATCGCAACAATATCGTTTTTACTACTATCTCCTTCAGCTTCTTTTGGGGGCGAGGTCAATAATGAGAGCCAGAAGCAAGCCTCAATTGTTATACAGCAGGCTTGGAAAGAAGCTACTGAGGGTCGATGGAAATATACCAAAGACGACGTAAATATTACCAAGCAAGTCCTAGTTACTCTTGTAAAGGGCGTAAAGTTCATGGACATGGAAACTCAAAAGCCCCTATACAAGGAGATAACTAAGCTTCCTTTCGTGACCTATGCTGGGGAAGCAAAGTAATATGCAAGGATGCGCAAAAGAACTATAGTCTTAGCTTCTGTACTTTCATTAGTCTCTCTTGTTGCTATAATATCTTTTTTTGCTTTTGCCGAGCCTTCGCCGCAAATCATAATACCCAAGCAAACAACCTACTACCTACAAGGTCAAAAACGTAATTGCTTGTGGGTTATCCAAACGTTAGACACCTTAGATAATAATCCTAACTCTATGACTCGTATTGCCATAGGCATACCCGCAGCTAATAGAGTTGGCGTGATCAGAGGCGTGATTCAGACCTCAAAAGGAAATCAATTACTTTTAGCATTCGCAATGCCAGGCAGGGAGGCGAACCCTCCCATTATATTAAGTGCAGACATTCCCGATGACCTACCAGCAAAACAATTATCTTTTAGCTGGCTTGGTAGCGAGATGTTTAAGATGAAACTTTTTCATGATCAGAAGGCTTGCTTAGAGAGCGTAGCCGAATGGACAAGATAACCAAGCTATTAATAATTGTTTTACTAGTCTTTTGTCAGTCGTGTACTGATGATGAGGAGCTTGTGCCGCTTGAGTGCCGTCCAGGTGAGCAAATATTGTGCAACCACGAGGGATTAGATTTTCCTAACGGTGTCACAGATCCACCACCCGCAAGACCAGGGCAGTGCTCTTATGGACTAAGAACCTGCGACTTTCAAGGCTGGTCAGAGTGTACGGGTGCCAAAGGTCCCTCCGAAGAAATATGCGATGGAATTGATAATGACTGCGATGGCGAGATAGACGAATCATACCCAGAAAAGCATCAGTTGTGTGGATTTGTAGAGGGTACTTCTTATGGGGTTGGGGTCTGCACCCCAGGAGTTATGACCTGCGATAACGGCGCTGTGTACTGTAGCGGACACATTGGTCCGTCTGATGAGATATGCGATGGACTAGACAACAACTGCGATGGGTCAATAGATGAGGGAATAGCAAATTCTACTGCTATCGTTTGCTATGAAGGACCCGCTGGAACAATGGGTGTTGGGGAGTGTCGTGCTGGTGTCCGATACTGCACTAACGGTGGCTTTGATGGACCCTGTGATAGGCAAATTATCCCCCAAGAAGAAGTGTGCGATAATCTAGACAATGATTGTGATGGGGAAGTTGATGAGGGTTTTGATTCTCGGGGTGTAGATTTAGTTTTTGTTCTCGATATTTCTGGTTCGTTTGATGATGAAATAGAGTCAATGATAAGAGGCATTGAGCCACTGCTGAGTGATCCCATCACTAGTACATTCCGATTTGGACTAGTTATCGTGGGCACCCGTGGAGATGAGGATATTGTAGTTCACCATAGACACGCTCAATTTATTAGCAACTTTGTAGGGGCTGATGAGTTTTTACAAATTCTAGAGGATGCTCGGCACGCCCCCAGCGCAGGGCTTGAGCCTACGATAGATGCTATGTATTGGACCATGAATCAGTACCCTTTCTCTTGGAGGTCAGGAGCACAAAAGGTTATCATTACCATGACCGACGAACAAGCTCAGACAGAAATCGGGATGTCCTGCAATGAGTTAAGCAACTTTGCTATCACAGGAGGATATGAACTTTTTGTCTTCGCCCTTCAAGAACACCACAATACATTCCTCATGTGCGTACATGCAGAACAAAGAAGGCTATTCACCCCAACCGCCAATTCAGAAACAGTGTTTTTGCAAATCAGGCAAATATTTGAGGACCTGTGTATAGGCGGCTAGCTAGCCACACAAACCACACGATTTTCTAACAACAGATGATACTGCCTACCCTCATAGTGGATAATCTCTGGGTCTGTGCTGTGTGCAACCACTATATCGCCTACGTCTAAACCCAAGCTGCAATCATTAGAAGTGGCTGTAATCTTATAAGCTATGTGTGACTTTTCTTGGTACTCCTCTGGAATGATGAAAGAGCTTTTGTCCTGCTCCTCTTCATAGGGCTCGACCATTAGTCTTCTGTTTACTGGCTTCATTATAACTCGCTCCATTGTTTTGTAAGTTTTACGAACTCTACTTTTGTTACTGTGCTCCACTCACGCTCGTTGCAATGCCTACAGTAGCACTCTATGGCAACACTACCTCCTGGGAGGGCACGGGTCTGTCCTGAGGGTAACCAGCTATGCTTGACCTTATTCTGTTTAGGTTGACGTGCGCAAAAGCCGTCTTTCAGGCTTTTAGGCATAATAAAATTTAGGGTAGCCATGATGGGCTCCTTTCTATATTTTATATATTACTTTACTCTGATTAGATCGTTAAGTTATTTCACAAGCTCCGCCAGCACAAGCAGCTTCACCCTTGAGGTCAGTGTTATCATCAAATTCCACAATGGTGCTAAGATCCAAAGAGGACAGGGACTTGACCATCTCTTCGTATTGCTCCTTGGTGCAATTCTCAAACGGTGCCTGAACATAAGTGCCACCATCGTCAGGAAGCACGCTAAGTCCATTGTAGCTAACATTGTTCTTCCACATCCACTTTCCAACCTCTTCCCACTCATCATCCTTGATCGAGATAGTGGCTGAGACGTTGTGGGTGTTTTGCCCCGTTCGATGACCTGGGCGAATCCACTCCTTCGTGACCTTCTTAACCCTTTTCAGCAAGTCTAAAGCCGACTCTGTTCTTAGGATCGAGCCGTCAGGGGCTTTCTGGGGAATCCCGATCACGGCTGTATCATGAGGTCTAAAGTAATCATCTTCTACAAGTTCGGGATGATGAATCGATAGGTGTGTGTAAATTGCCTCGTTCTTACCTACACGCAGACGTCGAATATAATAATCATTGTGCCAGGCGTGAATACCGCTTGACGTCCCAAGGGTAAGGGACGTTGTGCCCGCTGGCTTAACACAGGTAGTCCGAGATGCTGGGCGAATCCCAATAAGCTCAGACACTCTAACATTTTCCTTCTTTACGTTCTGGGATGCTTCTTTCAAGGAAATTCCATCTGCCAGCACACGACCAGATGCGATACCAGTTAGAGAAACTCCAACAAGTGCGTCTCTTTCAGTTGTTCGCTGCCAAACTGGGCGCAGATAATGGAAGTCTGTGTAGCCCGCTTGTAGGGTACCGATGAAGGAAGCCGCTTCAACTCTTTCATTCAAATCCTCTTGACTAGTAATGTTGCTAGCATTGACCTCAGTCAGGTTACAGAATTGGTGTGGGCGAAGGGCAATTTCACAGCATGGGTTCGTACCCCAGTCCTTATCATTCGACAGATAAAAGCCTGGCTCGCCTGCTCCCGATGCCTTAATTCTCTCCCAAAGATTCATGAAATACTCTTCATCAACCTTGTGTCGTAACAAGACGACTGAGTTGTTTGCTCTGCCTCTCTGCGGGCTGGTTTCCCACCAGTTGCCCGACTTGGCTGCAATCATTTCATCATCGTCGGCTGAAAACAGGGAAATCAAAGCGGCTCTTCGGATGCCGCCAGCCAAGACAGCATCAGCCACATGGCAAATAATATCATGCACCTCAATTGAGCTTAGCTTGTCACCATCGCTTTTTTCGCTTAGTAAGCCCTCGATCTTCACCAGGCACTCACGCAAGGGCTGAGGTCCTGGGGCTTTGCCACCAGAGGTTACAAGGCGAGCACCTTTAGGGCGAATATCACTAAAATCAAATCGTAGCTTCGAGCCGCCATAGAAGTAGCTACGCATAAGATATTTAACGGCATCAGCCCATCCTTCAATACTATCATTGATTAAGTACCTCCGAGTTCTTTTCTGATTAGGTTTACGAATTTCTGGTAGTTCTTCGATGTGATGATTCTGGACGGAGAAGCCGACGCCAGTTCCGCCCAAAAGAAGAAACATGGTTTCACCAAATGCACGCCAATCGTTGATAGGTTGATAGGCGCAATTAAAAATTCTATTGGGGGCGATTTCAATCGGTCTTCCGCCGAACTGCATGGAGCGCATCGAAGGGAGTACCTTCTTATCATAAACAAGCTGATATTTCTCACGGATTTCCGTTTCCAGCTTGGGGTATTTTTTGATGTGCATGTTCATATTACGAGTTACTAATTCTGACCACGTTTCCCTGCGCTGCTCTTCAGGTAAAAACCTGGCATATTTCATATAAACTGTTATATCAGATAGGATCTTGTTTGATAGTTCTGGCTCAGACATTGACGTTAGTCTCCTTTTGTTCTTGTTGGTTAGCTTGCTTTTGGGCGAGCTTTCTAAATTCTTCTTTGTTTAATCCACTAAGCTGCGAACTTGCTGCCTTCTGGTTGTTGTTTGTGTCCTGCATCTTCTGTTTCTTATTCTTGTACTTTTGATACTTTTGCTGCAAGTGTTCTTTCTGTTCCTGCTGGGTTCTAGAGACTACCGAGTTTAGGTCCGAGCCAGCCTCTGGTTGCAAAACCCTCAACTTGACTCTACTAGTGTCGATCTCCATTGGAAAGACGATGCCATCGGGTCCGTTTCTATTCTTAGCGATAAACATGCGACCACCGCCTTCAACTTTATCTTCTGCTGTTCTGGAGATTGTGCAAATGAAATCAGCTACAAAGCATTTGTTGAAAGCCTCGCTGATTGATTCCATAGTAATAACCTCCGCATTCAACCCACTTCTATTAGTTTGGCTGGCTGTCCAAACTGGTAGGTCAAATTTCTGTCCAATGCCTCGCAACTCTTCATAAATTGACTCAAGATTGTGGCGATGCTCGCTCCTGTAATTAGTAGCTACAGGGCGCAACAGATCAGCATAATCGACAATAACCATGTCGGGCTCAATGCCTCTTTGTCGAAGCCTCTCTAGCGACGACTCCAAAGTCTTTGTAGTTGCAGACTTTGTAGGATATTCTTTAATAATTAGCTGCCCATCTAGGGTAGTAATTTTTTCTTTGATCTTATCTTTATGGTCGTGTAGGTTCGACAGAGGGATCGTAGTGAGACAAGAATCGTAACGCATTCCCACCACTCCTTCTGCTAGCTCCAAAGTATAGTGCATGACAGTCTTACCCATAGCAACTGCCATAGCGCCAAGGTGTACCAGAGCCATTGATTTGCCCGCTCCAGTTGGAGCAATAACTACACCAAGCTCTCGCTTGCCAAGACCACCTCGTGTAATCTTGTCAACCTCTTGCCATGCTGTAATCACAGGATCTCTAGCCTTCATAATATATCTTTGTTCAAAGTCTTGGACAAAATCATGACCATGACTATCATCCAGACCAAGCTTGAGGGCTGTATCAATAACCTTATGGATCTCGTCAAAGGATGACGTCTGCAACAAGCCCACGGATTTAAGGATGGCTTCTTTGAGTTTTTGCTTCTTGCAGAAGTCTAACGACTTCTCCTTGACAAAATCAGAATCTTCATCACTTATTTGATTAGTTTTCAGCTTAGAAAGGTATTCGATCACCTGCTTGCGTACTACATCGGGATAGTCATCCATCTCAGTTCTAATAACCGAAACCATTGTTTCAAATGTTGGGTGGACACTGTACTTCTCTTTGTACTGAAAAATGAGTTCTACAAATGCCTGCAAATATCGAAGTTCTAGAAACTTGATATCCAGCACTTCAGTCATCTGATTAGCGAATGAGCGATCAAGTAAGATCAACTTACCCAATTTCTCTTGAAAGCTTTTGCCAAACTTAGAAAAGCTATCTTCTTCTGTCAACCTTTGATCGGTCATGCTATTCTCCTGGGTATGCTACAATACCCTAAACACTATTATTTGTTTACTACAATTTGCATACAAGATTGGAATAAATTATCTACGCTGATGCCGCTGATACCGTGCTTCATTAAAGACATCCTAAAATCATTCTTCTGTAGTTGTGGCGTAAAGCCGTTCACTGCTTCAGACAGTCTTTGCTGACCCTGCAAGGAGATCATGGGCTCGTACAACTGAACGATATCATAATTATCTTTTAGTGTCCCTGAGCACTCTAGCACAGAATTATAAACCTGTGGTGGTTTCTTAGTTTGTTTTACCTTCTCCTCGCAAAAGTCGAAGACTTGCTGTAAAATATAATCTTTATCCTCACATAGAAACGGGAACCTTTTAGCCACCGTGGTCAAACCAACTCGTGGTGCGCCAATAATATTATCTGATTTATCACCAGCGATTGCTTTAGCAATAGCGAAGTTTCGAGGATGGATTTTAAATTCTTCTATAATAGAATTTTTGTTGTGAACCTGTTTAGCTGTAGGACGATACAGGATAGTCTTGTCGTCACACAACTGAAGGAAGTCTTTGTCATTAGAATAGATAATTTTTTGATAATCTGCATAATGATTGGACTTTGTAGCCCAAGCAATAACATCATCTGCCTCCACTTCATCTAACGACAACTGCAACACAGGTAGCTTCTCTAGATGGTCAATCAGCATAATGAGTTGCTGTAATTTATTCTCTGCTTCTTCCTCAGCAGTAAACTCATACTCTCGGTTGAGACGTGGCGGTTTGCGTCCTGCCTTATAATTTTTGTTTATCTCTTTCCGCTTGCGAGAGCCATTAGTGCCTTCCCATGCTATGATTACAGCATCGGGCTTGGTCTCTGTCATAGCTTTTTTTAGTGAATTAATAAACCCTACCATGCCGCCAATATGGGAACCATTAGCGTCTAGGCTAGGGTTTACCACATAGGACCTGAGGAAGTTATTCATACCGTCAATCAGTAAAAGTCTTTTATGCGTCACGTCGGTCATCTTCGTATTCCATATCTGCCACTATGCCCCAGGCTCGATCTCTCATGTTCTTCAAAGTGAATGCACAGATTCCGCCGTCATCCTCAATTGGAACAGCTATCTTAATTCTCTTTGGCATTTCCATCATAATAAAACCTTTCATTCTTCCCCTCCAAAATATATCACCCCATGATCATGCTCTGTTGTAAATATAGCTTTATTTAAGCCATGCTCTCTTAGTGCTCGCTGACACATTGTACATGGCAAAGACATTCCAACTTGATCACTTCTGCCTTTTCTGGCAACATAGATAGTAGCCCCTTTAAGTTGCTCTTTATTCTTAACTCTTGAGATAGCATCCATCTCTGCATGAATTGATTTACAAATCATTTCACCGTCTTCATCCTCGACAACAGCTTTAGGGTGTGTTTTGATCCTATTCACCCCAGAAGATAAAACTCTTCCCCCTTTGACAATAACGGCAGCGTGTCTATGCTGGACGCTATAGTCAGAGTTGGAAGAGTCTATCTTTCTGATAGCTGCGCTAAGGAACTTATTCTGCCGACACATCGCCATCTACACTTTGATCATATCCTATAATAAGCTCATTGTGTAGAATGTCAAGGACTCTACTGCGAAATTTCTCATTTTGAATCAGACGAGGATAGTCTGCTTTTTGAAACTTCTTTTCTTCCCCGTCATCATATTTTAGAGTATACCATGCGCCTGCTCTGGGGCAGTTATCTGACCCTGCAATAACCTTAAGCCACGAACCTTCATCATCGACGCCAACCTTGTTATTTGCCAGGTCGAATAACACATCGAACTCACAAGTCCTGTTAGGTGGTCCGAAGCGATTCTTCACAATCTGGGCTGAGGTCCTGTAGCCAATAAGCTGACCCTGGTCGTTAGTAATAACCCCATTGGCTTTACCTGTGTGCCGTGTCAACCATACACGGGCAGAAGCCTGATAAGGTAGTCCCTTGCCGCCTGGCTCAACTCTTGTGTCTCCAAACATCTGACCAATGTTTGTTTTGAGTTGGTTAGTTAGTACAAGAGCGATCTTTTGTTGCCCAATCATCTCTGTGATCTTGCGTAGACCACGAGCGATAACTCGTGCCGACACGCCGATCTGTGAGTTAGGATCATAACTACCTTCGACCTCTGCCCGTGCTGGGGTTGCCGCAACGCTATCCCAAACGATACACACCAAACGATCTGGTGCTTTCTGCCTTACATTGGCAATAACATTCTCGATTGCTTGGAAGGTATCCTCCAGGGTTTGCGTTTGCAAGTACAAGAAATCTTCATCAGTGCTGAGTCCTAGATTAACCATCCACCCAGGGTCGCTGGCGTTCTCAGTATCAATATAGATAGCAATCCCGCCTTTCTTCTGTGTGTTAGCCAAGATATGCGTAGCGATCAAACTCTTGCCACTTTGTGACTCACCTGCAATAGTGGTGATTTTCCCTACAGGGATACCGCCATCTTGTCGGTTTGAAATCACTAGGTCCAACACAGTAGAGCCAGTTGAGATCCAAGTCTTGACTTCTGTAGGGTTTTCACCGTGCAAGTCATAAGCGATTGTGTGTTTTGCTTGCTTGTTGAGGGAGTTCCTCAAGTCACTTACAAGTGCATTAGTTTTTGCCATCATTCCTCCTAGTACTGATATTATACACTAAGATTCTACTGCTGTAATTTCAAAGTTAAGATTCTTGCCCGCCATTGGGTGGTTGAAGTCAAGAGTTATCTTAGTATCTTCAACGTTGACAATCTGTGCAGTTACAGGCTCTCCATTCTCTCCTTGACCAGAAACATACTCACCAACCTGAAAGTTGAAGCCTTCATCAAATGCCTCTTTGCCAACCTCCTGAATGAGCGTGGGGTTAGTTGGTCCATAGGCGTCTTCTGGACGTAGGCGGATCTTTTTAGTTTGTCCAACCTCCATCTCCGATACAGCCTGCTCGAAGCCAGGGATTAGTTGTCCAGCGCCTACTTGAACTTGCAAGGCATCGCCACGGCTCTTGGAATCATCAAATACAGTGCCGTCATCGAATGTGCCCACATAATGGACGCTAAGTGTTTTGTTGGTAGTCATTATGCTACTCTCCTTTATAAAATATTATCCCCGAAGGGTGAGGCACCTGTAATCCCGTGCCTCCCTGCGGATTAGCGAAGGTCAACTACGCCAGTAGATCATCAAACGCTTTGTCGATGTCATTGGTTTCTGCTTCAGCTTTACCGCCATACTTGGCTGTACCTTCTGAAACATCGGTGGAGCCGCCCTCAAGAGTCTGATCGAGTAGCTTTTGTGCATCCTCGGTCGTGGTCTCAGGGAATACTTCGCTGAAGACGGGCATAGTTTCTAAGATCGTATCGATTTCCTTATCGGTCTTAGAAAGCTTAGATGCCTTACGCATTGGGCGAAGCTCGGTGGTTGGATACATCTGTCCAGCCTTTTTACCGTACTCCAAACGAATATCAGTGCCCGTGTGTGGGTCAGTGATATCACCGTACTCAGGATCGAGAACGATGTTTAGCAAAGACTCATAAGTGGTCTTCGAGAAGCCCCAGATGCGAACGCCTTTGTCCTCTTCGCCACGAACGACGACGGGTGCAAATACTCGCATACGAGGGAAGAAGTTCCGAGCCTCTTGCTTGGAAGCTTCCGTGCCTTCGTTCCACAACTGATTGCCGAACTCAGCGATCGGATCGACCCGACCAAAGGTGCGTGGGCTAATCATGCTGGTGTTGTTATCAGCGCCCATGCGGTAATGGAAGAGGTAGTCACGGAATGGATCGCCATCCTTCGGACAAACGATACGAATAGTCTGTGTCCCCTCTTCTGGTTTCCAAAAGGTGTCGTTTGAGCCGCCACCCTTATTAGTCAAGGCAGAGTGCTTCTGCCGCATCTTACTTAAGTCAATACCCATTGTATTTCTCCTTTACTGGTTAGTTGACCTTGAGACCATATTAGCACACTTTTTACGGTGTGTAATGCTTTTAAAATCTTTTTTGTTTTTACTGGCAATGCAGTTAGTTGTAGTGATCGTTGTCTTCAAGAAGCTGACGCACAGCCTTGAGCCTGTATATAAAATAGAATATGGCAAAGATATATCCAAAAGTGAATCCTGTGACTTCAGTTACTACTATGTCATAAAAAATGCAGGCTGTCAAGAAAATAAGTATAAAATAATACCCACTAAGAAATGCCATGGCTCGATTTGTCAGTTTACCATTTTCCATACAGTAAGTATACTTCAGGTTATTCTCTTTGTAAAGAAATATTTTAGTCGAATTTGATTTCGAGGATCTTCTCAAGTATTACTGGTATCGCCTTTAGGGTGTTCCCGTGCGATACTATAACATGACTTCTGTATTTTTCCCAGTCAAGTTTTAGGTGTTTGCCACGCTGACCGTCATGCTCTGCTTCAATTGCTAGATTGAGTCCGTTGATTGTATAAAGAGTATTGGTTTTCTTTTTGCGGTGCACCCTAATGGTGTAATACTCGTTCTTTATAATTGCCTGCCCTTGTAGGGATGAGTTATATGTTATAATTTTTTTCTTTGGGTCGGACTTCTGTGATAGTACAAAAATGAATTTATTAGTTAGAGTTACTGTGTCTAGTATTTTATTTATTGCTTTCTCTATTTCTTCTTCTTCGCCACGAACAAATGTAGCCAGTAAAACTCCTCTTTCCATTATTACTTCACCCCCTTATATATTGAAACTTCTCGTTCTTTTATAAATAGGGTGTGGATTGTGGAATGTCCGTTAAGTACAAAGAATATCTAACGCTGATCTCTCCCTTCATTGAGTAAGCCTTAAAATATGTACTTGAATTTTGAGCGAGCTTGAGCGTTTGATGGTTCTTTATCTCCATTAGGGCTGTGGTTGTAAATTCATCCTCTGGAATCCCAAAATAATAAATTCTCTCTTTTACATCTTCTTCGTCAATGGGATAAAGAAGGTGGTCTTCTCCAGAGTCTGAGAAGTACCCTAGACTAACAATTCTAGTGGACTGTCGAGTAGCTTCATAATTTGTTCGGTCTGGGGTTACATGATCCATGTATATCAGCATACTGACCAAGGAGTATATCTTGTTGTTTAGTTCCGACTCCACCTCCTTGAGAGTTACTTTATCTATATGCTTTTCCATTTCTTCCATTGAAATAATGTAGAAACGCTCAAATTGACCAGATCTAGTCATTTCTTGCAGAACACCAAAAGTTATCTTATTATTAATTTTTTCTGTTGGGCTGCACCAAGTTATGCTTGGGTATAAGTAAAGAATTGAACATGAACAACGTTTTATCATTTCAGCGATTCGCAACAAGCTGCCGTTAGATGCCGACGAGCCGCTGACTATTATTAGTACCTCGTCGTTCTTCCTATACTTCTTGAATACCTTGGCTAGACTTTTAGAGTCGAACTTCTTTTCATACGTCTCCATATCTGCATGAGCACCAAGGGTCTCATCGTCAATCACGTCAACTAGATAATTCTTTTCCCTCTTGAAGGCTTCTGCTGTTTTGCACGCTGCGGTACCGATACCCAATATTCTATAAGCCAAGTTTCGTCTTCCTCATATCGCCATAGTTCTTACCAATGCTAACATTGACGCCGTACTGACCATACCTAGTTTGCGCCATGACATTCATCATTTTTTCTAGCAACGGTCTGTCACTCAGGGATAAATCAACAACAATCGCATCATGCAGAACAAAAGCCACCTCGCTGTTGGTGCCCCTGATGATATCCCAAACTTTCCTAAACTGCTCATAGCACAAATCAGCCGTCGTCGATTGGATTAGATAGTTGATAAACAAACGCTCGCTGGCTGCGATCTCTCTATGATATGGGGTCATAATCATATCAACATCCAGATGTTTGGATTTTAGCGTCCTAGTGTTATAAACCTTCGACAGTGAACTTCTCCACTTTTTCAATTCTTCCGAGCCAGACCCATACAGCCACGAAAAGAATAATACTTTTGATTCTTCTCGTGAAACCTGGCTATCAAAAACGTTTTTTACATTCCAATCATGCACATCACCAGTTGGTTGCTCCTGTCCGCTAAGAGCTAGCAGAGTCCTCAACTCAGCACCGTTAAAATCCAATTCAACAAACATATCATTTGAAGGCACGATGATTTCACGATGCTGCTTCTTTAAGGTGAATATTGGGAAGGATCTTTGTGTGCAAGTTAGCCTACCTGTTCTGGTGGAAAACAGGTTGTATTTAATTTTTGTGTAACCTCTGCTGAGTCTATCAAGTACCAATCTAGCAGTTGGCTCATTTTTAATGGCACGAACCTTTAGGGGATCAATATTAATATCGTAAGCTTCAACATCACGAAGCATTTCCAAAGTAGATAGCAAGTGTTTATAATTTGGTGGTCGTTTTGTGTTCTCGATAACCCAGTCACTGATCAGGTTTTTCATATTACACAGGTCTTTTAGAAACTTCTCTGGGATCAATTCAAACAAACAATGTTGCGATGTGCTGATCTTGGCAGTGGCATTTGCCTTAAAGAAAGCCTGCATTCTTTCTTTAACAATCTTCCACTCATCCTGTAAGTGCTCTGGGCATATCTCATCGAGTGTCTTACCTAGAGCATATATCTCCGCATAGTCAACCCCTCTGTAACCTTCCATGGATGCTGTATACTTCCATGTTCTGGTCAGGTCATCAGGGAACTCTTCTGGGTTGTAGGTCATACTGCCACCGTGAAAGATGCCAGAACATTCTTTTTTATCGTCTATGGTTTGGAATAACATAATCCCTTTCTACCACATAAAATATGTTTTGTTCAATATTAATAGTTCGGAATCGGTGAAAATAGGTCATCATCTTCATCCTGCATACCCCTGGGCAATGGAGCAAAGGGTCCAATTATCTCATTTTCTATAGTTCTAACAGCTTCCCTATATCCCTCAATGCTTGGTGCCTGACTGGGCGTCATTGCATCCATGATGTTGTATAAGTGGCGAAGCCTTTTCTTATCCTTATGAAGATCTATTTTAATGCCCCGTTCAAACATTCTCATATAATAGTGACTTCTCACTGCCCAGCGGTATTTGTATTCACCAGTCACAAACGACTCATCCATCACTGCATCGCCAATCTGATCTCTTTCGTATACTCTACTAACTGAACCACACTTGTGGTCTTCTTTCATAATCTGCTCAAACAAGTATGGATTTCTCTCGACATACGCATTATACATATCCTTTAGATAGGCTGCTAGGATGTTCATATCAACAGGGCTAGTTATCTTATACATCGAATCCTGAATTATTGCAATGTTTTCTAGTATATTGTCTGTCAGCACAATACCGCTTTTTGCTGCATAGCGTTGCATAGCAGCGGAGCCCAAATTAGCAATCAAACGCCAAGGGGCGTTCCTATCAACAAAAAATCCAAATTGTTTTGCCGTATCAGCGAAAAATAAAAAGTTTGGATCATTGATGTAGGTTGCAGATTTCTCAAAATCATCCGAATAGTCTCCCCTACCTATATCAATCACCAATCCTGTAGTATATGGAGTACAATAAGTGCTCTCAACAAATCCAGTTCTCGTAAGCGGCAATAGTTTACCTAAATGCTTTGAAAATCCGCCAAAAACCTCTAAAAATCCAGAAAAGCCTTTTATTCTTTCGTTTTGTTTGCTAAAAATAAGGAATTGCTCTACAAATACGCTAAAAATTTGATCTTTCATGAATCTATCGTACTCTTGGTTGACACTGCTCCACCCACGGACCACTTCCAAGTTAGCAAATGGACCTCTAGGTACTATTTTGCCTTCTTTCATGCAAGCATCCAGTTTATCAACTAAATCACCGAAAGCATCGGCTATAAAGTTTGGTGCGAACATAGCAGCGTTGTTTTTAGTTGCCTTTAGTGGTGAAAGAGTACTTTCTCTAAGTGTTATAATCTCATTATCCATATTTACTCTACCATATAACCTGTTGTCATCCCATAGAGATATGTGATTTGGAATGAGGTCCTCAGGGAAAACCTGTTCATAGTAAACCTTTTTCTCCCTGAAGCTATCTGATGAGCCAAGCGAATTGTTTCCAAAAGATACTGGTCTGGTCATTTATTACTACTCCTCTTGCTGGCGCTTTTTGGAGCAACCTCTTTATATGCCTGCCATCGGCAATCGAGCGTTGTTTTGAAATCACCCTCATTGAGATCATGAGTTACTTTTGTAATAAAATAATACCCACCAATGCCAATATTTATGGATGCGTTTTCCATAGCGTAGTCGGCATCGATATATACCATCTGACCCTGCCAAAAATGTGGAGCACCGACTAGATCGACCGTGGCATTTTGTGGCACTGTTGGAAAGTCTGCTGAACCATCACGGATATTCATTGTCCTGATATGCTCCGACACATCCATCTCGCTGAACTTGATCGATTTAACGGGTCCTCTGCCTGCCGCAAGCACCAGGTGATAAATACCCCTGCCGTTATCTACCTTCGCTTCTCCTGGGAGTGACGGATTTTGAACCATTGATAAAATTATGTAGTTGTTCAAATCTTCCATGTTGATACTACTCTCAGCTTCTCTCTTAACCGAAAAGCCTCTTGGGCTTGATGTGCTGGTATTGAATTCTACTGATGTTTTTGTATATTCTTTTCCTGGCTTCAGCGGTTTGCCATTAATATTAGGCGCTGTGAATGGGACAATGAATGGCTCAAATTGAGAAGTACCCTCTCCAGTGAGTCCCGCATTTGACATCTCAGCGGCAACGAACTTCATAAAGTCATCCAAGAATCCACGAAGAGGCACATTGGTTACGTTTCTCTTTACATATTTTTCAAAAAAGAAGTATTCAAATGCAGACAGTTGGATCGGAATGTCTGCTAAGCTAAACGAGGTAACCCCCTCTTTTGGTAGGTCGATGAGAACGCTATCTAGGACAACCCTAAATGTACCCTCCTTTTTGTTGATATTATGAGTAAAGAATCCTGAACTGTGAAATGCTGTGTCTATTATGTCCCCAACTCGTACAAATGTAATCGGTACCAGGAAATTACTATTTCCATCTTTATCCTTATTCTTGGCTGCTGCGGGTGACACAGTAAATGGCTGTGAGGAAGCCAAGCCGCCTCTTTGGTCTTTTCTCGCTTCCTTGCTTGACGCACCAGCAGCGTCGAAAGTCGCCGAACTGATCTGTGCCGCTACAAAATTTGGCGGGCTAGATAACCCACGCCCTCTTGATGCCGACGCATCAACAGAAGTAGATACTGACTCCTTATCTGTATTTTCATCGCTAAGTTCAGCAGTAATCCCAAGCTCCGTGGCAGGGACCTGGAATGACATTACTCCTTTAGTTGCTTCGAGGCGTTCTAGAAAATTCCTGTAAACGTTCCCTTTAATAGCATCACCAATTAGTTTGTGTATCTTTTTAAGCTTGCTCAGATTTTCACGAAGCTTGTTGAGTTCTTTGCCGCCGTCTGCTGATGATTGTAATTTAACTATTTCAATGTCCTTCTGAGTGATAGCGATTAAGTGCTTAGTAATCTCAGGGTCTAATCTTATTCTGGCTTTATTTTTCGACAGCACTGTTGCACTCTGCAAGGCTACCTTTTTTTGCTGTAGGAGGCTGTAAAAATATCCATCTTTTAGTTTCGCTCCTCTAAGCCTTGGCAAAGCATTGAGATCAAGCTCATGAATTGGTTTACCAAATATTTCCGTAATCCGTAGCATGTTTTTTGTTTTTGTGTTAGTTACACCAATTGGATTGCCTGTGCGGTTTCTAACATTAGGGTGCGGTGTTGATCGCTGAACTTTCCACGGATTCATAAATATATTGGCATCGTTTGCAGACATACTATCGTCTGCATAACCAGTCATCTCTATAGATAATTTTATCTCACCCTGATCGCCAAAGTCAATACTATACTTATTAACATTAAGCAACAGTGTCAAGGCTGATCTTTCTAAGAAATTATATAAGTTTCTAGTTGGCACATTACCAGTACGATCTTGTGGTAAATCTTCACCTTTGTTTGTTGCCCAGCCGATTACAGCTTTAAGTGGTGCTGGGTCGAGGCGCTTAGCGACGGGTCTTACTTTCTCCGCTGGTCCTAACTGTACTCTCCCCGCCTTGTCTACCTTGAGTCTGGCTGCCATTGCTTTGCGCTCTTGAGCCAGAGCTTGCATTTTTGTCTTAGGGTTGTCCTGACCACCTTTATTATAGGGCTGGTTCTTCTTCATCAACTTTATCAAATGCAAATAAGGACCCTGTGAAAGGTCTGCCATATTCTTGAAGTATAGCTCCATGCTAGCTTGTACTGACTTAAACTTAAATTTATTGTCAATCGACACATGGAATCTAGTGATGCCCACATCCCGACCTTTGGCTTGACTAGCAAATATATCTAGATTTCCGCCCTGAGTTGCTTGGCTATATGTGGCTGACGTATGCCCACTAAAATGAACAGGTATATCAGGTTTTGGCTTTCCATCAGTGCCCTCACCCTGTCTCAAGTATATTCTTATTTTTGGCATCAGACCACTCAACTGTGCTGGCAAAGCTCTCATGTAAGCCTCAATGCCCGTAGTTTTATTAAATTGTGATACAAGCTCGCAAGGATCAAATTTCGTATGGACAAGATGTCTAGTAAATTTAGTGCCACGAGTCTTATGCATCGCTGGCTCTAAAACCTTCAGGCTGTTTATTAAGTAAGCCTGGATATTACCTCTCAGTATCGCACTATCTTGTTTATCGTTGCTGGCCATCTCATGCCCTCATAATTCTTAAGACTTGTTCCAATGGTAAGGGTATATAAACTGTCTCACCCAACACAAAATGAGCCTCTGTTGGTTTTTGATTAAACAAAGCGATGACCCACCACAGTGTGGGATCATTATAATATTTATTAGCTAGATTGAATAGTCTGGACCTTGAGTCCCAGATAACCTCTATTATCTGAAGCTGGGCTATCTCATCAGTATCTGGATATCTGAATACAGGAGTGTCGTAATGATTGATTACTTTAGCGTCACGCTTGTTATCTAGAAATTCTCTTTTATAGTTTTCATCATCGTTGATAATGACTTCTCTCTGGAAATATCTATTCTTCATTACTGCCTCCTATATCTTACTCTGGTCGAGTTAGGCCAACACGACCACCTGGGGTTAGTGCTGAGCTTGTAACCTTATTCTTTTTGGCTGCCTTAATCTTATCAGCTTTTCTATTTTTACTATCAGGCGAAGCGCCATCGGCGGTGGCATCCGTGCTTGGGGTAGCTGTCTGGTTGTTGGTAGCATTCAATTCAGCCATGGTCGGGGCAGAGCCTGCGGGTCTTTGAAAGTAAGCGCCATCTGGTAAATTGTTTGTGTATGGGTATTGTCCGTTCTTATCACCACGCCATTTCCAATTTGGTCCGTCCTTATACCATCCAAGCTCATGCTCGTGAAGAACATTGAATGTTGCATTCATGGTGTAGGCTTTTGGATATATAGACCCATCTTCCTCTATCAAAAAACCGTGCTCAAAATTCGGAGCAGTATTGACAACATTTATATATCCCAACAAACCCTCGTTATTCGAGCCCTGTATAAGATTGCCAAACTTTATCCTCATCAAAGGCGCTGCTGAGATTGT